AACATGGGTGGTGAAATAAACACGACGTTCGGGAACGTGTTTTCCTTGGGTGATTTTGATGTCGCGGCAAACACACACGTTTCGGGTGAGTATACGTTAGCCGTAAACTATGACGGAACGACGAGTAATTTGTACGTGAACGGTGATTTAATTACACAAACAACCCCGACGATAAGTGTGGGTGTAAAAGAGTTCATTCTCGGTAAAGAGTTCGACGGGTACGTGAAAAACTTCAAGTTTTGGAACTATGCGAAACTGTTCTTTAAACCTATACTTATATCCCCTAAGTTTTCGAGTGCAACTGCACTCGCATCTGATTATAACTCGACGTATGGGTGGGATACGAATAGTGGGTGGGAAGTGTCGGCGTCAACAACTAACGGAGGAGGAGAAGGATGGGAGGCGTTCAATAAAGTTCATAATGAGAATAATATTTGGCACTCTGGAAACTCGAGTGGTAATATGGCGAGTACTCCGCAATGGCTTGCTATAAAATACCCAATCGCTGTAACTGTTTTTAAATATAAGTTATGGGACCGAGGGAGATCTAGTGATGATAATAGATGGTTTCCTAGAATATGGAAATTACAAGGATCTAACGATGGTAGTTCATGGACGGATATTGGTTCGGAACAACAGGAAGATTCATGGACATACACTGCTAGTGTATCTAACATGAAAGAATTTACAGTTTCTAATACGACTGCGTATACGCGATACCGTTTACGATTTACGTCGGGTAGGTATAATAACTCAACAACGAATCAAGATTATAATTACGTTGCTGTAGCTGGATGGGAATTATATTCACAGGAATCTTAACCCCAAGCTCTCTGCATACTCGATTCAATGGCCCACGGGTACCGTATTTTACCGTACCCGACGATATTATACGCGTCGATACCGATACGGTTACATTTGGTACACACGTCGAAACTGTCGTCAATGATCGAGTCTAAAGCAAGACTTCGACAGATTTCGTGTTTCTCGATTTCGTGATCCGTATAACTATTGGTCATGATAAGATCGTCGAACGTGTTGGGAAACCAGTACTCGAGCCATTGTTCGGTTTGTGTACGCGCGTAACTTTGGCGACCCGTGACGATATACATTTTATCGGCGTGTTTGCGTAAATACCCCATTTGTTTACACACGCCCGGGATCGGTTTAAGTTTCGCGAACGCTTCGGATTCGTAAAAATCGTGGACCATGTTACGCGATTCGGTTTCGGTAATGTTAAACATATCTTTATAGATGTAAGGGTACTTTTTAGTGGCGGGAAACTTGTACCCACGGAACTTTGCCATGGGTCTTACGAACGAGACGAGAACTTCGTCGATATCAATAGCAACTCTTTTCATTTATTACAATATTCACTCGTAATCTCTAAATACTATTCCGACGGGAAACCTCGGGATCCCGAGATCCGTCAAGTTTTGGAACTTTACGGTAAGCATTTTACCGAAATACTTTTCCTTATGTGCATAAAAATACTCTCTTTGTTCGATCGTACCTTCGGGTCGAACACAGAACGTATCCCCGTTTTCGGTTTTACATACCCATACGACGGCATTTGCATCACGACCGTGTCCCGTCTTTGCATCGACAACTTCGTATTCTTCCGTCATAAAATCCTTAAACTTTAACAGGTAATTACTCCGTTTCCCGTTTTCATACACACTCGCGGGATCACGAACCATGGTCCCTTCGTACCCTTGCGAAACGAACTGATCGTGGAACTGTTTCAAACACGTTTTCTTACGAACGAGTTTCGTTTCGACCGTGACATACTTTTTGCGTTCCTCGAACGGTAATTCGGGACGATTCACGTCGAAATAATCAAAGACGTAAAACGTGAGTTGTTTTGGATCGGTTTTAAACAAACTCGTAATTTCCTCGAACGTTTTGTTTGGATCGTAACATTCACCGTCGAGGTACTCCCCATCTTTAAGACCTTTACCGAGATACTCGGTTCCCGGGACGAGTTTCCCCGTACGTGAAATCCCACCTTTATTCGAGACGAGTAATCGAACCCCGTCGAGTTTGGGTTGGACATAGAACGGTTCCGAGATATACTTTTTACGATCGTCCCATTTGTTTGCCAACATAGGCATAACATCGGGAGTTTGTAAATTCTTCCACATGGTTTTTGCACGTTTCAGGGCACTTTCGTACCCGAGCGGAACGTGTGTGGTTGAGATGGATTCTTTACCATCAACAACACCTGTCGCTTTTATAATATTGGCGGTACCGTCTTTGAGTTTTTCAACTCTGATTGACGTGTACCTTTGATTGCCATTTTTATCCGTTTTAAAAATTGTTTCCATTATAATAGATGAGTAGTGTTCCTCCAGTTGTAGATTATAAACGAATGGAACGACTTAGGCCTCCAGAAAACACGGTTATTCCTCTAAACGCAAATACTTTATGCATATTTCTTATACTAGCAACCATTATTGGTTTGTATAAGAGACATGTAGAAACCAGAAACCCCCAGACCCGAAGGGTCTGAAGTTAAGGTGTGAAGTTAAGAGTGATACGACCCCCAGACCCCCCCTCCGTGATACTACTAAAGACCCCTTCTGGGTCTTTAGTCAGGATCTAATCAACAGAATCAACGACATTATACTTGATACACTCTTGTGGGTCTAAATACATGTCACGTTTCATGATTTTCTTAAGTTGTTTTTGTGGTATAGTTGTTTTTTCCTTATACGTCTTTGTAACCATATCCATGAGTTTATCACACGATTTCATTTCGTCTTTGAGTTCTTCGTATTTCCCCCAGAACCCGTTGGTTGATATTTGGTGTATGAGTACGTGCGCGTTCTTACCTATACGACGTTCATGACCACCTAAAAGAAGAAACGTGGCGGCGGAACAACACACGCCTTGTGCTATGGTAATAACTTTAACACGTGATTTTTCAATAATGTTCATGGCACTTAACCCCGCGAACAAGTCACCACCTTCACTACATATATGAAAATGTATAACGGGGTCGTAACCAATAAGTTCAGCCTTTTTTTTAAGAAGATCTATTTCAAGTTTCTTAAAATCTTCAATAAACTCAAGGATATCTACATCTGTAATTTCACCGTAATAAAAAATTTCATTACCAATTACACGAGATATTTTAAATTCCTGTTCTTCTTCGGTAGATGTCGTGTTCATTTAGTTATTCTGTACACACCTCTTTAATAAGTTTTTTAATTTTTGTAACTTCTCTTTGTTTTAATTTATTTTGTATACATAAATGGTTCATAACATCAAAATCTTGGGGTGTTAAAGAATACTCCTTAAATTTTGAAACATCACCTTGTTTTGTGTATTCTCGTAATAACATGAATTCATGATGTGACATTTTTGTATTAGAACGCGCCTGTATACTTCTTACTTTTTGTTCTCGCATTTTTTGGTTTCCGTATTTTGTCCAACAACTTCCTGGGCGTATTTTTTCTGGTTCTATTGTATTTTCCATATACATTTTGGGGAGTTTCATGGCGTGTAAAACAAAATAAGGCATACAATCCCATTCACCTTTATAAAGCTCTGTATCATATACGTCAGATTGGACTAAATTATTCATTATTTTGTCATAATATTCTGTATTAGAAGCAAGATAGTTTTCATGCACAGAACCCCATATATGTCCATGTTCATGTATAGTTTCTTCAATGTCGATAGCATTAGGTTTACAAAAAAAGTCTTCTATGATTTCTTTAGATGTTTTGAAAATATCCTTATCGTCATCAAAATCAAGGTAACTAAAAAAGTTTCTTATATTTCCTTTACACTTTTCTGAAGCTATTTTTGCACGTGGGTGATTCGGCATAAGTTTTTGTATAATTTCAGGTTTACGTTTTGGTATAAAAACCATCTTAAAATTTGGTAAAATGTGTACATTTTTGGACGTGACAATTAATGGTTTTTGAGTAATGTGACCTCCGTTACAGACGGTTTCTATTATACTTTTATACACATTATCAGATTCATAATCGTCTATATACGTATACCTGTTAGAATTTTTAATAGCACTTAAATAGATTTCTTTTTTCTGTAAAATTTCATCGTATATTTCTATACTATTCGTTTCATCAAGAATTGCATTCAGAATAAAACTTTTTCCCACGCCAGAAGCACCACATAAAAATACATTGGTACCATTTTCCAATAGTCTTTTGATTTCGAGTATTTCTTGATTATGGAGCGAAATACCATCAACCTTTTTTTGTTTATGTATTGTAACGAAGGCATCCATGTCTAATAAAATTGAAGAAAGTGACCTTGCTACACAGGCTTTAGATATTATTATGGAAAATAATACACTTCAAACACGTGTTTTAGAACCTTTAAAAAGGAAACTATTTCCTTATTTGATGTGCATTACAGTCTTTAACTTTACACTATTCATCATGGTGGCGTATCTTGTGAATCGTCTTTCGGTGATTCTGTAACAACTTCCATGAGTTCTGTGCGTCTACGTAATTCTTTCATAAGATCACCTTTAAGACTTACGAGACCCCTATCTTTTAAATCCGATATTTCGTTTTTACGCTCCTCTATTTTCTCTATATCGGCTTTAACCGTTTTTTTAGCTGTATTTACATTTCCTCGTATTTCATCGAGTTCGCGTTTAAGTTCGCGTTTAGCGGTACCACCAATTGCATCTTTAAGTTTGGTCATGACCGTGTTTTCAGCGATAGCTTTAAATGGTACAATAGGCTGTATATGCATGATTTCGGGTTTAAAGAATTGGTTATCGTCTGGAAATTCACGATCAAAATCCTCGATAGTTTGTTTTGGTACATTTGGTGATTGTTCGATAAGTCTATCGTATTCGTTACGACAGTTTTCGACCATGGTTGTTCCATCTTGTGTTCTTTCAGCGAGTGGTAAGGTTAGTTCGAGACGAATGGTTCTTGAAAGTTTACCATATTGTACCGAAGCGACACGATGACCTTCCATAAGTTCATTGATTTTAAGGAATTGCATGATTGTTGTTGCTATAGCTGTTATCAAGTTCAGGCCACCAATAGCCGAAGGTACATACGGTTGAACCGTTGGTGGAAACGTTTCTTGTGCAAAGTTTGCCGTACCTGTGACTGTACTTACAATAATAAGTGGTATGGTAAATTTCATACTCAATTTTTTATAAGAACAATAGGCTTGGTAATGCATGTAACGGTAACACGCAGCAGCTTCACCCCACGACTTTAAGATTTTCTCCTGTTGTGGATGCCATATCTTTGGAAGTTTCTTTTCTTTGTCCATACTAATAGATATGAACATTATATTCTTCATTCATTTAGTGTTTTTTATAACAATGCTCGTTATTCCATTTATGAAAAATAAACAAAACCTCGAATTTTATTCGTTACTTGTTCCTTTTATATTTTTTCATTGGTCTGTGAATGATGACACGTGTGCATTAACACAAATGGAAATGGTTATAACAGGTAATGATAAAGAAGAAACATTTTTTGGTAGAATCATGGGTCCTATATACAAAATGGATGACACAGAAGCAAATAATTTTTTAAAAGCGTTATTTTTTGGATTGTGGTTATTTGTTCAATATAGACTCGATCGTATTGATTTAGGACCATTACTTAATAAAAAATAATAGCTTATATAAATGAAAATTAAAAACAAAACACAACAAAAAATGGTCGCTGTCGTTTTTGTGATACTTGTTTCTATAATACTTTATCAATTGAGTAACCCAGTCGTTGTTAAAAAACAAGTTCCCGTCGGTGTCCCATTTGAAGTTCCGGTTCAAATACCTGTAGAAAGAGAGTATAGAAAACCACCTATCAAAGAATATAAACCTGGGTATGTACAACAAATGGGTGTTTTGGTAGGACCAGATGACGAAACACTACCTTTATTTGGTAAAGAAGTCAGGGGGAGACGAGATAGGTATCATTATTATACAGTTACACCAGGTGAACAAATGTATTCTTTACCTGTTAAACACGATACACGCGATTGTATGGACGATATAGGGTGCCAAGAACTTTATGGTAATGAAACCGTTTCGGTTTTAGGACAAACGGGTTCATTCCAGACTAAATTGTATAGAACGGATAACTTCTTTTAATTACTTTTTCTTTTCTGGTACGACGGCCTTGTATGCACATTTACCTATTGTAGACGCCTGTGAACTCATACAACAACATGAGATAACTAAAGTTGCTAATACCTGTGGACTTTTTACAAATTGTATAGCTGTTCGTGCTGGTTTATACACTAGAAAAAAACAGCATAAGCAACAGCACAATGTAGATGCTAAACTTGATGGTTTACATTGAAACGATGTCATTTATATTAAACAAATAAAATATATTGGGTAATATAAATGAAGATTGATATTTTAAAAAACGAGGCGAAACGTCTCGGACTTCGTGTGACTAAAAAGGTGAAGGGTAAACGTGTTCCCTTAAGTGAAAAGGAACTTAAGTTAAAAATAGAACGCAGACGACCACCTGCATTGGAAATACAGGTTCGCAATTCAAAAAAACTTTTACGAACGTGTAAATCATTATTAAGGACAATGGAACCAAGTGTTCCGAGAGCTCCCCGAGTTTCGGTAAAAAAAGTTGAACCAGCAGCTACGCGCGCACCTCCAATTCCTCCTGCACCCCCAGTTCCACCGCGGCCTGTAAAGCGTGACCCTCGCGCCAATTTAATGACAGCACTCAAAGCAAACCTCGAAAGGCGTGGTATTAGACGAAAATTAAACCAAACTTCTTAGTTATTATTTTTTTAGCACCCCCGAGTTCGGGGTGACTCCACAATAACCACCTCGACCAAAACCCAGCGGTATACAAACCTGACTTCGTCCAGTTTTCTTTATCACTTCGTGTAACATCAAGCATGTTTTTATGAACAAGTTTAGGATCAGTTTGTTTTTGAACCATATGTGGTACAAACCCACCGTGACGCGTGACATACATACGCATACGTAATGGATTTTTGTGTTTTGTATAATCGGAGTATCCTTTGGCTCCAAAATCAACAATTTTTCCATTATCAAATGTAACCCTGAACTTTTTATCTAATCGCGGACTTTTTCGTAATCGAACACGCATTATATAATTACTTAACATATTTATTTTGTAATCGTGCAAGTGTGTAATGATGATACAAATGTGCTGAACTAATAAATAATGAAATGTATATAGCTGGACTGTAACGCGCTTTTTTATTCAAAAGAAGTAAAACGAGGGATGCTATAACAAGTATAGTTGGTATAGTAAATAAACCAATTTGAACATTAGTTAGACCTAAAAATCTTTGATCTAATGTGTTTACCTTTTCAGTTTGTACTGGTGCGTAATATTCTTTTTTATTATAACCTGGCATTTATTATAAGTAAATAAAAAAATGTGGTTTTTGTTATTACCTTTTGTTTTTATATTTCAGGATTATATAAAAAATCCTATAGATAAACTTTATTTTCAAAAACCTTTGCGTCCGTTAGTGGGTATACGAAACTCGGTTATAGATTTATTTTTTCATAAACCACATTATTCCGTAGACGACTTTACCGGGCTTTGGCGTGTACAAAAACACTTTTATGATATAAATGATGAATACAACGCATTATATAAAAATACAAAAAAATATTATTTCCATGACCTCGATCCATGGTTTGAACGCAATGAAAATTATTATTATCATAAAATAAAAGATTTTCCAAAAACCCATGCATTTTTAAAATCGATTCAGTGTGTTGATAATGCAATGATTTCGGTTATGGAAGGACCAGTGACTATACCAGCACATCGCGCCGAAAGTAATTTACAATTGCGATATCATTTAACACTTGAAGGTACGAGTAATCTTGATACAGAATACGAATTTCATAAACACGAACCGGGTGAACATATACTTTTTGATCACGCGAGATATCACCGCGTTGATAAATTTGATGATAAAAAACGAGTTGTTTTAATAGTAGACATTAATAGATTTTAAAAAAATAATACTAGTATTAAGCATGATATTTAAAACCCTCGAAAAACTCGTGGTTTTGGAAGAAAATTATAACATCATGCGAAATGAATGTTTACATTTACCAAAAAAATTTATACAAAATAACCAAAGAGAACAAGGTGAATGGGTTGATTCTAATAATTTGTTAAAAGTCGTGAAAAAATATGAAACTGATCACGGGTGGTTGAAAAGTTGGCAGGATGATGGTAACACGTGGATAAGTTGGCCAATTATTTATAATGGTATTCCTATACCTAATAATTGTAAATATTGTCCAAAGACACTAGAATTACTATCCAATATAAAAGGTATACGTGTAGCTGCATTTAATAAATTATTACCTATGACATGTTTGGACATTCACACTGATGATAACACTGGGTTAACTTCAAATAGCGTCGCATACAATTTAGGTTTAGATGTACCAGAAGATTGTCATCTTTATTTGCGAGAAACTAAGATAGCTATAAAAAACGGTAAATCTATAACATTTGATTCAACATTTCCACACTATGCAGATAATAATTCGGAAAAAGATAGATATATTTTGTACATGGATGTTGGTATTACAGATGAAGAAATGGCTTTATTGTAAATGTTTCCTACACACCGCTTTATACATGTTATGATCACCAACAAGTTCAAGTTCATCATTTTGTACTATACGTTTTGTAAACGGTCCATGTGTTCCATCCATACAATCCATACACATCGCTGATATTTTGAAAACTTTATCTGCGAGAGGTACACAATCTACAAGTTCACCGAATTTTCTCTGTTTATAATCACCATCAAGTCCTGCGAGTAAAATAGTTTTACCCGAATCAAGAACTCGTTCTACAAATTTTTTAAGACCGGTAAAAAATTGAGCTTCATCCATTGCTATAACATCAACTTCTGAAAAATCGACTTCGTCGAGGTTGTTTGTTTTTATACAATCGAAACGAACATTATCATGGGTGCGTAAAACGTCTTCAGAGGCGCGTGTATCTTTTTTTGAATTTATAACAAGAATACGTTTACCTATAACTCTGTACCTTTTCAAACGCCGGATAAGTTCGGACGTTTTTCCTGAAAACATGTTACCCATGATAATTTTCAAACTCATTTCTAAATATACGTTACATTATTTTAAATGGTTTTAAAGAAAACATTCGTAACATAATAAAACATGGAAACACTCAGAATTAAACGATTAACACTCGACGCAACTTTACCTACGCGTGCATCCCCTGGTTCAGTGGGATACGATTTGTATAGTATGGAAAACATGACAATTAATGCATGTGAACGTGGTATTGTGAGTACGGGTATTTGTGCAACGATTCCTACAGGTGTCTATGGTCGTATTGCCCCAAGATCTGGACTAAGTGTAAAACATGGTATTCAAACGGGTGCCGGTGTTATTGATCCAGATTACACGGGCGAATTAAAGGTTATATTGTTTAATCACGGGAGTGAATCCTTTGAAATTAAACAAGGTGATAGAATCGCACAATTAATTCTAGAAAGATGCGAAACACCTCTTATTGAAGAAGTTGACGAATTACAAGAAACGAAACGTGGTGAACGCGGCTTTGGATCTTCGGGTACTAATTAAACTATATATGTCGCGTAAAATAAGAGACCTCTATTACAAAACGCACTTTTATACGTGTTGTAATAGACGAACATTAACGTTTTCTGATACTAAAATGAGTTTTTTTTAAATCTCTCAAAACGTAACAGGTGTTTTATTGAGAAATTTATAATAAATCCCTGATTTCGTATGTTATATTTATATAATTAATTTCCAAACGCGACGCCACCCATACCATTCTTAATCCTGAGAATGTTATAGTTAACCGCGTAAGCTCTAAGTACAGCTGGTGTATTAGTACTGGATGGAGTATTTATAGTAATTTTAGCGTTATCTATTCTAGAAAAGTTTAATGTACCTGTTGGCTGTGACTTATTCATTGTAAGACAGAAAGGCCAAGATGTAACTGGTTCTGCATCAAGTGTCGTTGATAATACAGAGCAATGTCTTGATGGGACAATTTGGTTATGATATTCATACGTCATGTTTTCAAAAAGTGGTACACCGTTAATATACATGGACGCCGTATCAAAACTATATCTATGTTTTTTATTTAAGCCGTCCTCATTATCACCATTTGCCCCTGTAATATGCACAGCCTTTACTGGATGATTAAAATAAGTTAAATCGACAGATGTATCTGATCTAGTCATTGGTTGATATTGTGTTTGGGTGATAAGAAGTTCGTGTTCATTATTTGCAAAGAATTCGCGTTCCATAGTATCGAGGTATACATAGGAACCATATACCTTTGGTGTTGTTGAAGGGTTAAAGTTGGGGTGTAATTTGATTCTAATTTCAACTTCGTGATATTGAAGACCGACCATTGGGAGAGACTTTGTCCAATCTTCACTGAAAAAGAATGGGATCATGTAACTATTAGTTGATGTATTTTCCGTACTATCGTAACAAGTCGTAACACAAGTTGACTTGGCTTGAGATTCATTATAAAGAACGTTATGTATACCAGCAATAAAAAGAGAATCTAATCTAGTTACTTCCTGGCCACCAACCCACAAAGAAAATTCGGTTGGTGTTGTACTCGAATCAAATAAACTCGAAGCAGAATCAAAATTTTTATTTATATTTGTACCTTCTATCCATACATAACTTAACAAATCACCTTTTGAGCGAATTGGGATAACAACTTCGTTACCGGCACCAAATGTTCCTATATAATCCATTCGTTCTGGCTTGATGGCAAAATTTGTATGACGTTTATAGTTTTGTCTAAAAAAAGAGACTTCTGGATTGCCCGTGATGTAGACATCCTGGGCACCGACTGAGACAAGATCAATCAAGGCAGCTGACATATTTACTAATATACTATATTAAAAAAATTGGGCATTAACGTATTAGATAAAAATGGTTGTGTTCCAGGTACTCACCTGGGAAACACAAGACACTGAAGATGAACACTTAATTAGTATTTTTGGTAAAACGCGCGAAGGTAAATCTGTATGTGTTACAACAAGTTTTACTCCATACTTTTTTTTAAAACTTCCGAAGAAAATGACAGCGATGGATGTTCGTAATCTTTATACGAAAATAGATAAAACGTGTCCTGAATGTTTAGTGGGATATGATATAGTTCAAGGAAAAGATGTATGGGGTTTTCAAAATAATGAACTATTTTCATTCATGCAGTTAAAATTTAAAAATTTGGCAGCGCGGCGTATGGTAAACGGGAGATTAAAACGTGTTTTACACGATGAACCCGTAAAATTTAAAGTATATGAATCTAATCTTGACCCCGTTCTGAGATTAATGCATAGAACGGGTATACAATCGACTGGTTGGATGGATTCTGGTGATACATGTGTTCGTTCTTATCTTGCAAATGTAGATATAGACCTATTTTGTAATGATTGGAAAACACTTAAACCTGTTAACATTAATGAAAGTGCACCTTTTG